CGACCACCAACATCTCGGTGGTCGGAACCAACAACACAAACACGCTGGTTTTCAGCAATGGTATTCTTGTGGAGGTTCAATAATGTCGGACTCAGAACGCGAAGCAGTCAAGGCGTGGCTTATCAAGGCCAGCTTCAGCATCGGCGCAACGTGCCTGTTGCAGATATTCGCCTTTGTGTGGTTTGTCTCCAAGCTCGACAGCAAGGTTGCAGAAATCGACCAAGACGTTTCTAAACTTTTGCCACGCGTAGAAGTCCTTGAACGTGACTACTGGAAGCGAGGAGGAAACGGACAATGAGCGGACTCTACGGCAAATGCCCCGTGCAAGCCGACCTCTGCCTGCCGCAGGGGCAGACATGGGACACGATCTTCAAATGGGAGTCTGGCGGCAGCGCCGTTGACCTCACGGGCTACGCCGCCCGCATGATGTTGAGGACCACCGCAGAAGCGGCCAGCCCGACAGTTTCGCTATCCACGGTAGCCGGGACGATGACCGTGAACTCGTCGGGCGAAATCCAACTGGCCTATCCCGCCATCTCGTCCAGCGCCGTTACCGCCGCCACCTACCTTTACGACTTGGAGTTAGAAAACCCCGCAGGCAACGTGCGCCGCCTTGTAGAAGGCCGCGCCGTAGTTAGCCGCGAGATTACGCGATAACATGGGCGATACTGTTATAGTCGAGACGCCAGTGGACGAGGTGGTTTCTATCGTCACCGCTGGCCCTCAAGGGCCAAGCGGAAGCGAGGCGGCAACGCTCACGACCACGGGCGACTTGCTCTATCGTGCCGCGCTTGCCAATGACCGCTTGCCGATTGGCAGCGAAGGGCAAGTGCTAAAAGTGGCGAGCGGACTGCCCGCGTGGGGCAATGAGTCCGGGGCGGTGACGAGCGTGAACGGGGAGACGGGCGCAGTGACGCTCGCCGCCGCTGATGTCGGAGCGGCCACATCCGCCCAAGGCGCCCTGGCCGACACCGCCGTCCAGCCGGGCGACCTCGCCACCGTTGCAACTTCGGGCGATTACGACGATTTGACGAACAAGCCCTCGACATTCACCCCTTCGGCGCACACGCATCCAATCAGCGATGTGACCAATTTGCAGACCGCCTTGGACGGAAAATCGGCTTTGGGCCACACCCACATCGCCAGCGACATCGTCTTCGGCCAGTTCAACAACGACCGCATTGACTGGAACTCGCCCAATCCGATCGGCAGCAGCAATCCGCAGGCAGGCACCTTTACAACACTCACAGCCAACACCGCCCTTGTGCTACGAGACATCACGGGCAACGAAACCGCGACTTTCGACGCGCAAGGCAAATTGTCGGCCAATCGGACGTACGATTTGCCCGACGCCTCCGGCACCATCGCGCTCAACCCCATGACCGCGCAGGGCGACCTCATCGTCGGCGGCAGCAGCGGGACGCCTGCAAGGCTCGGCATTGGCACAAATGGCCAGCAGTTGCGCGTGTCGTCTGGCGGGAGCTTGGAGTATTTCACGCCGTCAGCGGGCGGCACCAAGACCTACGCCGTCTTCACCGCCACAGACAACCAGCCGCCCTCAACAGCCTTCGCAACGCTGGACACTCGCGGCACAGGAGTCGCCTGCCTCGACTTCGACGACGCCACCGACGAAAGCGCCGTCTTTGTCGGCATCATCCCCGAAGGTGCATCGCTCGGCAGCGGTCTTAAGATTCGCCTCCATTGGGCCGCGACCACGGCAACGAGCGGCGATGTCCGCTGGGATGTATCGCTGGAGCGCATGACGAGCGACTTGGACAGCGACTCGTTCGATACGGTTGCCTCGGCCACCGCAACCACGAACACCACGGCGGCTGGCATTCTGACCGTCACAGAAATCACCCTCACGACCATCGACTCCGTGACGGCGGGCGATGGTTTCCGCCTCAAGGTGACGCGGGATGCGAATAATGCCGCCGATACGATGAGCGGCGGGTGCGAACTCTACATCTGCGAGGTAAGGAGCGCGGCGTAATGGCTTACACGTTCAATGGTTCTACCCAGTATTCGTCCAACGATTCCTCGCCGCTTGGCAACAGGCCCGCCGCTTATACGATGGCTTGCTGGGTTAATGGCCCATCTCAAAATTCAAAACTGTTTTTCTGCTTGGGAAACTCAACAACAAACAATCCCGTAATTTGTGTCGGCTCTGGGGGTGTTAGTGGAACCACAAACGGATCGCAGGCCCGATTTTTTGCCAGAAGCAATAATACTTTTGGAACTGGCGAAATCAATTTGGGAGGAGGAACGGCATTCGACTCAACGTGGCATCACATTGCAATTACTTGGGACGATTCCACGGGCAGGCTCTATGTGGATGGCACCCAAGTTGCCAGCGGCGGGAGCATGGGAACGCCGCAAGACCTAAACAGGGTGTCCGTGGGCGCGCTCCTGCGCGCCAGCGCATTGGCGCACTTCAACGGAAGCATGGCTGAGTGTGGTGCGTGGAACGCAACGGCGACCGCCGCCGAAATCGCCTCCCTCGCCAAAGGCATGACTTGCGACAAGGTGCGCCCGCAGTCGCTCGTCTTCTACGCCCCGCTCGTCCGCGACCTCATCGACGCCAAAGGCGGCTTGACCATCACCAACAACAACAGCGCCACAGTCGCCAACCACCCGCGAGTTTATGCCTAACTATTACCGAATCAGCGATCCCTCCGATGTCCGTGATCTGGCCGACCAGATGGCCGCGTGGGTGGCCGCTGGAAATCCGAAGGCCGACGACTGGGCCGTGCAGCCCGAAGCGCCGTCAGCGGATGCGGTGTGGCAGGATGGGACTTGGAGTGTGCCGCCTGTGGCGCTTTTGACCGCAGAGCAAGCCGTCTCGGCATTCTTCACGCCCTACCAGACCATTGCCCTCCAGCGCCTAGAGCTTGCGCTGATGACGGCAAGCAAGCCCCTCGGCCCGAAGATGACCGCCGCAAAAGAATATCTGGAATCGGTGATGCTCGGCTGGGCCATGAACCCCACACCCGCGCCCGTGGAGTCTTTCGGCCAGCCGCAGGCGAGCTTTGAGGAGGCGAGTGCGGAGGCTGTGCAAGATTTGTCGCAGCCTTAAAAACGTGCTACAAACACGGCCATGCACGACATTGCCGTTGTGACTGGCTGGAAGCCAATTCTTGACGCCAAGGCCACAGGCGCAAAAGCACAAGCATTTCGTAAGGCTCGCGGCGTGACGGGCCGCAGAGTGGCGCGGGAGATCGGCCTTTGCTCGTCACTGATTTGCGAAATGGAAAACGGCACGCGCGGATGGACGCTGGAAAAGGTCGAGGCTTACCGAGCCGCTGTGCTTCGGCTGGAGCGTTTAGGGTTCAAGAATAGCGAATAGGTATCGTTTAACGATGCTTTGACACCCCTGCGCGGGGCATGGAATACATCATCTCGCGCTTAAAAGAGCGCAGCACATATTCGGGAATTTTGGCCCTTCTGTCGGCCCTTGGTTTGACCATTGACCCGGAGCAGGCCGCTTCCGTGGTGGCCGTGGTCATGGCCCTTGTCGGCGTCTTTGAGGTCTTCCGCCGGGAGAAGAAGTAATGCGCCTTGCACTCTTGGCGCTGGTCGCGCTGGCCGCGCTGGCCGTCACTGGCTGCGCGGGGTGGAAGGTGGGCGCTGGCTACAATCACGCCTCGCAGCAATTCTTTCTCCAGATCGAGCGCCCGCTTGAGCCGGGGCTGAAGAAGTGAACCTCTGGCAATGGTTCCTCGCACTTTGGCAAAGGCCATCGCAAGCTGGCCGACCTCCGACCTCGCCGAACTCCTCCTCCTCGTCAAAGTCCAACTCGACAAACGAGCCGCGCACCACGCCGAAGGCGGCGGCGTCGAAGAAGCCATCGCCAAAAGGCCGCGCGTTTCCCGAAAAGCTGCTCAACACGCCTAACGTATCGAACGGACGCACCATCCGGCCACAAGCCGTTGTGCTGCATCACACCGCAGGCAGCTACAACGGCTCGGTGGCATGGTGCATGGACCCCGCAAGCCGCGTCTCCTACCACTGCATCGTGGCAAAGGATGGGCGGCGGAGTGTGCTGGCCGACCCCGACGAGCGCACATGGCACGCTGGCGTTTCGTCATGGCGCGGCAAGCGGGACTTGAATAGCTGGTCAGTCGGCGCGGCCTTTGAGGGCGACACCAACTCGCGGACCCTTGGCGCGGATGAGATGGCAAGCATGGCCGACTACCTCGTTCCGATCATGCGGAAATACAACTTGGCGCTGGGCGATGTTACCGACCACCGCACCGTCGCGCCGGGCCGCAAGGACGATCTAAATCCGAGTGAATTAGCCCGATTCAAAAGCTATTTGTCTACGCGGCTTGTGTGACTTTGGCGGGGTGCTGCGGCGAGCACCGTATGGTGTATCCAACCGCAGCCGCGTGTGCGGGTTCAATGCCCGACCCCGCCCCAGCAACGGCGAGTTAGCGCAGCACCTTCCGCAAATATACCGAGGACGCACCGCCCCACTTTGTCGCGGGCCGATAAAAGCGATATCCACAGGCGACCAGCGAATTGATTGACGGCGAGTTCCAGTGCGCCACATAGGTCACAAGCTCCTGTAACCCGAGCGACCGTGCCGCCGCTTCGCGCGCCCGGATGAGCCGCTTTTGCAAGCCTTGGCCGCGATGCTTTGCAATAACGCCTGCGCGAGAGAGGAAGCCAAGCCCCTTGTTTTGCGCGCCCTCGCAGACGCGCAGACCAGCGTAGCCGACAGGTTCTTTGCCGTGCCACACGACCCACCACAGGGAGTTTTCCAGCGCGGGGCGGTGGTCGGACGGAAAGCACTCGGCGTCCAGCGGCAGG